GTGGTTCGTTGAAAGGTGGTCTTATCCCAGGTCTTACAGTTGTAGCAGGAGAATCAAAAAGTTTCAAAACTTTGCTCGGCTTATATTGTATGAAGGCTTATTTGAAAAAGTACCCGAAAGGTGTTGCTTTGTTATACGATTCTGAATATGGTATTACACCTGAGTATTTAGAATCTTTTGATATTGATACAACAAGAGTACTTCACATTCCAATTGAAGATGTTGAACAACTAAAGTTTGATATTACAAAAAGATTGGACGAAGTATCGAAAGGTGACAATGTATTCCTAATGATTGACTCAATCGGTAACCTTGCTTCGAAGAAAGAAGTTGAGGATGCTATGAATGAAAAATCAGTAGCGGATATGTCGAGAGCAAAAGCACTCAAGTCATTGTTCAGAATCATTACACCTAAACTGACTACAAAGGATATTCCTTGTATCGCAGTTAACCATACATATAAAGAGATTGGGTTATTTCCTAAGAACATTATTTCAGGTGGTACAGGTATTTACTATTCTGCGAATCAAATCTTTATTATATCTAAGGCCCAAGAGAAAGATGGTACTGACCTAGCAGGTTGGAAATTTACTATCAATATTGAAAAGTCAAGATACGTAAAAGAAAAAGCAAAGCTGCCGTTTAAAGTATTATATGATTCAGGTATTCAAAAGTGGAGTTCCTTAATGGATCTTGCGATTGAATCCGGTCATATTACAAAGGCAACACAAGGATGGTATAATTTGACTGACCTTGAAACTGGTGAAATTATTGAACCGAAACGTAGAGGAAAGGATATTGAAGAAGATGATAGTTTCTTCCAAGACCTAATCCAAAACGATTCATTTAATAAATTTGTTGAAAGAAAGTACAAGCTGACTAATGTGGAGGGAAATGATGCTCGAGAAGACGATACTATCGAATCTGATTCTGAATGAGGACTATTGCCGAAAGGTATATCCTTATCTTAAAGAAGATTACTTTGATGATACCGTTCTTCGTAAAGTATTTGAGACGGCTTCCGAGTACCTAGAAAAGTACAAGGAGCCGCCTTCTCTTGAAGCTTTAAAGATTGCTGTTGATAAAAGAAAGGATCTGACTGAAGATACATATCAAGGTGTTCATCAATTAGTTAGTGAAATGACTATTGATAAAGATACCAATATAGAATTTTTAATTGATGAAACGGAAAAGTTTTGTCAAGATAAAGATTTATATAATAGTATCCGAAAGTCAATCCTTATTCTTGACGGACAAAATACTGACCAAGGAAAAGGTGAAATACCAAGGTTGCTATCTGATAGTTTAGGTATCAGTTTTGACCAATCAGTAGGTCATGATTTCCTTGAAGATGTTGACGATCGTTATGAACATTATCATCGCAAAGAAGAAAGGATTCCATTTGATATTGACATCCTTAACAAAATTACAAAAGGTGGCATACCTCGTAAATCTATGACTGTCTTGTTGGCAACAACAGGTGGTGGTAAGTCTTTACTTAAATGTCACATGGCAGCAAATCATTTGATGTATGGAAAGAATGTTCTGTATATTACAATGGAAATGGCTGCTGAAGAAATCGGCCGTCGTATTGACGCAAACATTATGGATATTACTTTGGACGAAGTTGCTGAAGTACCTCGTGATGTATTTGAAAAAAGAATGGCTCGTTACAAAACAAAGACAACAGGTAAGTTGGTTATTAAAGAATTTCCAACAGGCTCTGCACATAGTGGTCATTTCAGACATTTGCTGAATGAACTCAAACTTAAAAAGAACTTCAGTCCTGATGTTATCTTTTTAGATTACCTGAATATTTGTTCTTCCTCTCGAGTTAAAGGTGCAGCAGCGGCAAACAGTTATACTTTAGTTAAATCAATCGCAGAAGAAGTTCGTGGATTGGCAATGGAATACAATTGTGCAATCGTTACATCTTCTCAATATAACAGAGACGCTTATGGTAACTCTGATGTTGACTTAACAAATACTTCTGAATCTATGGGTATTACTCATACGGCAGATGCAATCTTTGGTCTTGTTAGTTCTGAATACCTTGACGAAATGAATCAACTGATGATTAAACAGTTGAAGAATCGTTGGGGAGACATCAGTTATTATCGAAGATTCCTAGTTGGTATCGAAAGAGCAAAGATGAAGATTTATGAGTTGGAAGAATCGGCTCAGAGCAATATAAATCTTGACGGTCCTGGAGGTGGTCAATCGCCGGGAAAGAAACAGAATTATGATGATGGTCCTGTATTTGACAAGACCGATATTGGCCTTAGGCTAAATAAACGTAAACCTGGTAAAAATGTCTTTGGAGATGTAGAACTTAGATAGACTTATCTGTATAAATAAACTAAAGTACACTAGATTTAACACAGGTTATTTATGCGCAGATTTAAAACATTTGCTTCTATCAATGAAGCTTCTCTAATGAAACCCGACTATGTAATTGGTCATAAGGTTGTTTGGAAAGGTACCGACTTTGCTGAACTAGGCAAACTTGGTTATACTAAGGGTGATGTATTTGAAATAGTATCAGGCGGTAAAGTCGAAGTTTCAGTAGGTAAAGAAACTGGTGAAATTGAGAAATTTATTAAAGGACCTGATGGAAAGGTTATTCGATTAAAAGGCGGACAAGGCTATAAGTCATCTGCCTTCACTCATTATAAAGAAGGAGGAGGTATTCCTTCTGGTGCAGAGTGGGAAGACCTTATTGTATTTGCTTATAATAAATTAAATGGTGTAAGTACAGATCCTGCGACAGAAGAAGTCGCAATGAAATATTGGGATAAGTATTCAGAACAATCATTTACAATTGCCAAAAACTTTAAGAAAGGTTTATCTGCCAAACAGTTAGTTCAAACTGGTCGTGGTATTGGTTCAGTAAGTCTTGGTCCTATATGGAAAGAATCTGGCGCAAGGAATAAAACTCCAAAGACGGATATTGCATCTTCTGACTTCAACGAAAAGATTTCATTAAAGAAAGCAGGTGGTTCTCAATTAGCTTCAGCCGAAAAGAAAGAAGCAATCGCAATTGTTAAAGCTGCCCTTGCTGAAATGGGTAATGAGAAAAAGTTTGCTCAAGATTTGGTTTCCACAATGGAAGAGAATATGACTGTTCTAATTTCAAAAGAATCAGTTACGGCATTGAGCAAATCTTCAAAGGCCGGTGAAAAGAACGATGCAGTTATTGACTTTGAGAAAAAAGATAAAGGTAATAAAGAATTATCTGCTATGTTGGAAAGTTATATCAATTCAAACACCGAAGCAAATACAATGTTTTCTAAATATGTTGTATTAGAAGCAAGTACAGGTAATCAAAAATTTGGTTCTCCTAATTCTAAAGCTGCAGCTAATTTATTAGGTAAGTTTGACCCTACAGGTAAAGTTGTATTAGAACCAATCAATACAATTCACGATCCTATTATTGTAAAATATTCTCAGTCAGTTAAACCTTATGTAGCATTTAAGAAAGGTGGTGGAGCAAGTCCTGCTTACTCTGCATTCCGTCTTTCAATTAAAGAAGAGGTTCAAACATTTCATGGTTTAGTAATGGAAGAACTGTCTCAGGTTGATGGATTATTAACTGAAGACTTTCTTGCAGAAGGACCTTTAGATATGTTAAAAAGAGCCGCAAGCAAGGCAAAGTCAATAGGTAAAGTATTAATTGACAAAGTAAACAATGCAATTAAAGCTGTTATAAAGAAAGTGTCTGGTATATTGAAAAAGATTGCTTCTCTAGGTAAAAAGATGTTTAGTAGTTTAATGAAGTTCTTAGGATTAGATATTGCGTTTGCTTCTAACATTCCTGGTGAGGTAACACTATGAAGCAGTATAAAGATTTTGTAAACGAAGGACCAAATGATCCTGCGATCTTTAAAGCAATCTTTTTAGCAGGTGGACCAGGTTCAGGTAAATCTTTTATGGTTGGTCAAACATCATTGGCTACTCATGGATTTAAAATTGTAAATTCTGACATTGCATTTGAAAGAGCAATGGAGAAAGCAGGATTAACAATGGACCCTGAAACAATCTTTTCTGCTCAAGGACAAGCAATAAGAGATAAAGCAAAACGATTAACTGGTATTCAATTTGAAAGATATGTTGAAGGTCGATTAGGTTTAGTCATTGACGGAACTGGTAAAGACGAAGAGAAAATCAGAAATCAAGCAATGAATTTAAAAGCATTAGGTTATGATGTAGCAATGATTTTTGTAAACACAGATTTAGATACAGCAATTAAGCGCAATGACGAGAGACAAAGATCATTGCCAACTACAACTGTTGTCACATTATGGAAAGCAGTTCAAAAGAACATCGGTCGATTCCAAGGATTCTTTAAAAACAATATGTTAATCCTTGATAACTCTACTGGAACACAATTGACAAACGTAGCGCAGCAAGGTTATAAATGGGGTAAGGCATTTGCTGATAAACCAGTAACAAATCCAAAGGCAGTTAAATGGATTAATTCTTTTAAACCTTCAATGGTTGAGTCAACATTAGCTGCTCCTGACTCTGCTGTCTTAGATTCATTGCTTTCCGATTTAAAAAAGAAATTGGAAAAAGATTTAAAGAGAGGAAGTAATCTTAAAGATTTAGATGATGTTGCTGCTATGGTTCATAAAAGAGTTGAAAAAGATTTTAGACATAAAGGTTATTCAAGGTTAAAGGATCGTAAATGAAGTCGTATAATCAATACATAGCGGAAGCTGCGCAGAATCTACATATGACTCATCTTGAGGATGCCGTTATTGATGGTGGTGTGACAGGAACAAGAAACGTAATTAACTATATTCGCAATATTCGCGATATGCTTTCAGGAAACACTGCAGCTCCTGTTAGTTTAACAACAAAGTGGGACGGTGCTCCTGCGATCTTTGCTGGTAAAGACCCAAGTGATGGAAAATTCTTTGTCGCAAAGAAAGGAGTATTTAATAAAACTCCAAAACTATATAAAACAAACGCAGAAATAGATAATGACCTATCAGGTGACCTCAATGCTAAATTTAAAATTGCATTAAGTGAACTTGCCAAGATAGGAATTGAAGGAGTAGTACAAGGTGATTTCTTATATTCAAAAAGCGATCTTAAAACAGAAAATATTGATGGAGAACCGCATGTTACTTTCCATCCTAATACCATTGTTTACGCGGTACCTAAATCATCAGACCTCGGTAAAAAAATATCAGAATCAGAAATCGGTGTGGTCTGGCATACAACATACGGAGGACCAACTCTTGACTCAATGTCTGCAAGTTTTGGTCAGGCGATCTCATCAAAACTCAAAGAAGTTAAAACAGTATGGCACGTAGACGCAACATTTAAAGATATATCAGGTTCAGCAACATTTACAAAAGAAGAGAACAAAGATATTACGGATATGCTATCTGAAGCAGGTAGATTATTCAGAAAGATAGACGCAAAAATTTTAAACGAGTTTAGTAATAACGAAGATTTAAATCAAAAAGTAAATACATACATTAATTCAAAAGTAAGAGAAGGACAACGTGTAGGTGCAATTAAACCTTTCGTAGCAGGACTTCAGAAATACATACAAGATTACTATAGAAAACAAGCTGACGCAAGAAAGACACCTGCTGGTAAGAAAACACAAATGGATAAAGCGGCAGCAACTTTAGCAATCTTTTCAAAATCAAATCTGAGAAAGATTGAAGAGATATTTACACTATATGATAAACTTGTTGATATTAAAGGTGTGATTATAAATAAATTAAATAAAGTTCAAGGTATTCGTACTCTGCTTAAAACAAATAAAGGATTTGAGGTGACAGGTCAAGAAGGATTTGTTGCGATTGACCAATACGGAACAAATGCATTAAAGATTGTTGACCGACTTGAATTTAGTAAAGCAAACTTCAGTCCTGAATATATTAAAGGGTGGCAAAAATAATGGCATTCGTAACAGTACCAGGAAGTAATGGAACATGGGAATATGAAAATACAGCAACCGCTGCTGATACCTATGTTGACTCTCCAGGAACGGTCTCCGCGGGTGTCAGAACATTTACAGTACCTAACTCAGGTGGTCACACAACTCAAACTTATATTAAATGCAGGAAGCCAGGAAAAACTCTGGTAAATGGTGAAATTAATAAAGACTTTTACGACTATAGATTTACTCAAGGAACACCATAATGGCAATTTGGAATAAAAACAACCAAGCTTATTTACAAGATAATAAAACTTTATTTGAAGCATTTATGCTATCGGATAAAGATGGTAATCTTATCAATTCGTTTGGAATTGCATCGAATATTCCTATCGCAGGTGGACTCGTTGATGGGTATAGTGCAATACATAAGTTTGGTAGAAATCCAAATGTAGGAAACATACCAGAAACTATTTGGATGCACGGAGGACTT